CGTGTAGTGTTGAAAGTCAACTTCGACTGTATCGACGCTGTCCTTCTTTAGGGCAGCCTCCATTTCAGATATCATAAGTCGGGCCCTAGCAGACTTCGTAGACATTTCTAAACACCTAGGCAAATAATTTCTTCTCTTGTACCGCATCTGGTGGTCATAAAAAATTGAACTCTGGATTGGCTCAGAACATAATCTGTGTCCATGCATCGTTTTCTTTCCAAAGTTCTTTCTTTCCTAAGCTCCAACAAAATGGACTGGTCCACTATTATTTCCAAGAACGCCTACATCCAAGATCGCACAGCATCCTGTGTCGATGAGCATAGCTTCTGCTACCTTGTCGCTCGCCCTCTGAGCCAGAGTGAGAACATCCGCCTCGGCATCGCCATGGAACATCTATTTCGCGACGCCGCCGCAACAAACAAGACAGGCTGGACTTCCCTGTCTGAGAAGAACAAGAAGGGTGAACACCAGAAGGATCACATCTGGGTTCACGAGCCAACTAAGCGAATTATCTATGCCGAGCAAAAGAACAATATTACTCTCGACACGGAGAAGTCCAAGAAGACGACAGAGAAGATTAAGGAGGTTGCCGCCTCCTACCCTGACTATACGCTGACACCCTATCTTCTTGCTGCTCGTTATCTGTCGAAAGATGAGGAGATTGTCAAGCAGCGAGCCAGTAAGTTTCCTGGTATCTCTATTATCGGCGTCAATGACTTTCTGGCTCTCTTTGACCTGTCCCAGTTCCAAGACTATGACCAGTACAAGGCCGTTATTGAGCAGGTTGTGAAGACGAAGTTTGCCTAAAGTTTATCATAGAAATAAGCATAATGGACGAACCACTCGTAATTACTTATGATAACAATCCTACAGATAATACAAAATTTTTTTTACAAACTCTAGAAAAGAATAAATGGCAATATAAACTGATAGGTGAAGGAGAGACCTGGAAAGGATGGATTACTCGTCTAATTGCTTATAAGAAGTGTTTGGAAACTATTTCAGATGAACAATTAGTTGTCTTATCAGATGCTCGTGACGTTGTATGTTTACGAGGGCCTAAAGCCTTTACTAAAGGGTTTAATTCTTTTAATAAAGATATAGTTGTTTCAATGGAATTGTTATGCAATGGACGTTTCGACCAAAACCCAGATTTGAGCTATCCTTTATGTAGACCCTTAACCGAATATTGGAAACACCATTCAATAACTAAACTGCCTGATAGAAAATTTGTAAATAATGGCTTAGTGGCGGGCCGCGCCAAAGCATTGAAAGTATATTTTAATTGGGTATTTGAGAATCAGCTTACTGACGACCAATTGGCCTTAGGATTGTATATAAACAAATATCCAGATCTCATTGGTTTAGATATTTACGCTAGCCTTTTACATACTTCAACCTTTGGTGTAAACGCAGGTATACAGTCTATTCATATTCAAAAACAGGATAGTCCCACATTTGCAGAACTGTTTGGTCGCGGAGCCTTTTTCCTACATATTCCAGGTTGCAATGGTAAGGGACAAGCTGTTGTATATGAGTATGTAAAACGTATGGTAGAAACTGGTGCTTCAGACGTGCTTTTAAGCGCGCCTTACAAGTATAAGGAACCAGAATGGGACGAGATCTTTTAGGCCTAGACCCGCGCTTTAGTAGTTCTTAATCACTAGATGGTTTACATTAATCTCGTCGCCCACACGCCCAGAATGGATCTTAAACTTGTACTTCTTAGGATACCGCGCTACAATGTAATCCTTATACAGTTCCTTGATGTAATCGGTCTCACCGATCACCATCAAGCACTTAATCTGCGTAGCCTTAAAAGCCGCCGCCAGCCGTTCCTGTTCGGGCCGACCGAACGTACAATATCCATAGTCAGTGAACGTGCTGTCATACGGCGGGTCCAAGAACATAAAGTTATTAGGACTATTGTAAGAAGTAAAGATATTCATGAAGTCTCCATTGAGCACCGTCGTGCGGCCTAGAAGTTCAGAATAATCAGGATTATCCAGGTCCTCAAAGTTAATCGTCTTGTACTTACCATAAGGAATATTGAACTTGCCTGAACTATTGTAACGCAGCATACCACGAAAGCATGTCTTTCGCAAATAGTAGAACCGTGCAGCCTCTTCTACGTCATTTGCTGGTACCAGGTCTCTGACCTTGTAATATTCGTCTTCCTTATTGGGATGGGCCGTCATAAAGGTCTTAATTGCGGCAGATCCGCCTGACCCGATTGCCTTATACAGTTTGACTAGTTCAGGATGAATATCGTTAATCACTGCCTTTACAGGGTTCAGATGGAAGTAGAGCGCGCCGCCACCGACAAACGGTTCAATGTAGGTATCATATTCCTGAGGAATGTATTTAAGAATTTCTTCGATTTCATCGCCCTTCCCACCAGACCACTTCACTAGAGGAGTTAGGGGGTCCCTATGAAGTGCGGATGTTACCTTGTTTGACAACGTAGTAATCTGGGTTGTCAAATCCTTTACCTGTTCCTTTAACGCTTGTAGAGTAGCCATTGACTGCATATATAAGAAAGAATGCAGTTTCATTTTTTTGATACTCCATAGTAAAGATGCCTAAGACATACAGGAAGAACCGTTCAAGAAAACAACGCGCTGGAGCTCTATCCGATGTTCTCCCAACCACAACATGGGGATCCTGGGCGAGTTTCCCTGGCGCGTTAGCGTGGTCAGCCCACACACAGGCCCCGCCGCCCCTGGCGAATGGCGGTCTATACACAGCCCCCCAGAGCACAGGTCCTTGGGCCAGCAGCCCCTTTCCTGCTACACAGTATGCGGAGTCGGTAGAGGCAGCTAGAACTGCAGGGAACCCGGACATTTTCTGGCAACAGCGCCCTAATGACAATATGGGTGCCAGCTTCAGCCCTTATGTCGGTACACCCATAAGTGATAAGCATTATTCGGCTACGGGTGCTGGACGTCGTCGTCGTCGCCGTAACACTAGAAGAAATACTAAAAAGCACTACTAAAGTAGTGAAGATGGCCCCTGCACCAGTTCAGACCTTCCATATGGACAGTCGTTTACCCGTTAGTCCAGATGCGGATGAATCGGACCCTAATCATCCTAAGAACGTGACAAAAGGTCTACTCATGACACAAAACCAAGCCACAGCTGATACTAAATACGACATTCAGCCTCCTCCGCGTGTAGAGGGGTTCTCATCCATGCCTCTTCCCACAGATAGGCAAATGATATGGGCAGTGTTCTTCTCATCCTTGATTACAGCGGCCGTTAGTATTTCTTTTCTGGCACAAACACAAAACAAATACGTACGCATCTTCTTTATTTTAGCGACCGTGTTCTCTTTGAACTACGGCATAGTAAGTCTAGAAAAGTTAACTGTGTAGAGTTTATCTACATGTACCATTTGAAACTTCATCTCCTCCAGCCGCGATTGTTCAAGATAATCGCGATTGTTTAACCGTAGAACACGAGGCACCTCACGCACATCAAGCTTAATCTTCATACCAAAGCTGGCAAAGTATTCTGTTAGACGCAAAAAATCTTCATCGGATACTAATCCAATCGTAATCGGTGGAGGATACCACTTTTTAAGGATCTGGGTCATAATCAAGAGAAGAACCTCAAACAAGCCATGAGTATCTTCTGTATCGATCTCAAGCTGAACGCTGTAGGGGGCTCCGGCACTTGTTTGTAAAAGCTTATCCACGAACGCATCTACGGTATCAGACATCTATTTATCACTTATAAATCAACTTTTTAGACCCGCAGATGACCTAGGAAAACATAATCATTTATCAAGCACCAACTAAAAATTGCTAGCACGCCAGTGCTTACCGAAACAGTAGCCGCATTCCGAGTATCACGATTAACAGCAATATTTGCTAAGGTCAAAAAGGGATCAAGTATTGTTATTTTTTCACCCGTAAGTTTCTGTTCGGCTCGAGTAATCACGCATCCACCGAGCGTCCATTGACTTACGACAATTAACATACTCGTTAACGCAATCATAAGACGTAATGGATGTCTTGGAGGAAGAACAAAGAAGAGTGCAGTAAAAGAGATTAGAAATACAGGATGAAATGCCATGAGTGCTTTTCCGCATGTTAGATCGCCACCGGGTAGCCAGAAGAACGCTAGACGAGCGAAAGCAATAAAAAAGTCGACCACAGCATCACGTATTTTTCTTAGAACTACACGGTGGTCTTCCATTTTTATATTGTACTTTTTTTAATATGTTTATTTTACTCTGGGTCCTCAGACACCTCACCTACTTCCTCAGCAACCTCATCCGCCTCTACGCGGGGCAAAGCCGCATCGTTTCCAGTTGTACCTACCATAGGCATTACGGCATTGAGCGTAGCCATCACTGTAGCCGTATCAGCCGCAGCCTCACAGTACAGCTTAGGATGGACACCCATAGCCGTAGCACGCTTCTCGCCATGCCTACCGGCCATGATACGGTCGATATTGCGGTCCGCGCCATCGGCCATAAGGAAATGGTGTACGGTCACCTCCTTCGTCTGGCCCATCCGATACGCGCGAGCTACGGCCTGGTCCACAATAGCTGGGTTCCAGTGCGAAGAGAGAAACACTACGCGCTCGCAGTGCTGTAGGTTGAGCCCAGCAGATCCCGCTACAATCTGTACGACGATAGCTGTCTTCTGGCCTGCCCCAGCGGCTGTACGGCTCTCGTCCAAAGCCAGAGTACGTCCGCCGTCCGTCATACCGCCGCAGATACGGTGGACCACGTAGCCGGCATTCTCTAGCACCGTAGCAGCCAGGTCCATCTGCATACGGAAGGTCGTAAAGACAATCGTAGGCTTGGCCTCCTCGGACCGTAGCCACTCCGAAAACGTACCCATCTTGGTCGCCGTACCGGGCCAGCTCTCGCGCACGTAGTGGCCCTTGTACTTGCGCTTCATAGCGTCCACGTACACTGACGGATGCGCTAGGAACTGCTGGATACGCAAATAAAGCTCAAGAATAATCGTATTCTTAGCGTGTACCTCGATTGCGTGGTTGAAGCGGCCTACGAGTGCAGAGAATACGCGTTCCTCCTCCTGGCCTAGTGGCATAACCAGAGGATGTACGATGTGCGTAGGCGGCTTATCAGGCATGTCGGGTACGGCCTCACGTACGTCACCGACTGTACGACGGAGAATAACCTCAGCCGCAATAAGCATCGTAGAGGTGCGAATACGCTCCTCATCAGCCATACCCAGCCACTTCACTAGGTTGTGAAAGTCGGACTTCGTATTCTGAACCGGCGTACCACTCAAGATCCACCTACGTGGAGCCTCAATAGCTGCCGTAGCGCGGAACCTACGGATGGCTGGGCCATTCCGCAGTACGTGGCCCTCGTCACAGACAATACGCTGATACTCCTCATCGGTCACCAGTACGGTATTGTTGACACAGCGGTCGTACGTCGCCAGTGTGACCTTAATAGGCTTGACACCAGCTACGTTCTTCCACTTACCACCACCTAGCAAAACCCGGTGGGGAATAGCGCAGCGCGCTAGGGCTTCCGCCCACTGCGGCTGCAGTACAGGCGGCACCAAAAGCAGCGTATTGGGCACCTGCTCGTTGAGCAGCAGACCTAGGGTCATCCAGGTCTTGCCTAGGCCCATCTCGTCAGCTAGGATGCCGCCACGAACGTACTGCGCATCAATACGCTCGCGCTTACGCATCCACTCCAATGCCGTAGCCTGGTGGGGATGGTAGTTGAAGCCAACATACGGAACAGCGAGAGCCATTGTAGAAAGGAAAGGAAGGAAAGGAAGGAAATACGAATACTGAAGAATATCCGCACAGACCTAATAGTATGAAAAAAGGAATTCAATTTTTTAGAAAGCATTACTCTGCCAAACAGGTCTGTACTTCATGTTCCATAATTGTACGAAATCCAGAACGTGCCGCCCACGCCTTAATAGCCTTGATACACTCACTCTTGCTCTCTTTGGTAACCTTTGCAACCTCGATCTTGTGCTCTCGAATAAACTCCTTTAAGTCTGAATACTCTTCAGGAATAGTAATTGTATTGATGTTTGGAATTTCACTCTCAGTTCCTTCAACACCACGAGGAAGAATAAATGTAATAGGCGTCATTGTATGTAGACCCCATCGCTGGCGAACATCGTAAGGAATAAGTTCTTCAAGACAGGTGGGGCGTTCCCAAGAGGCCTGACCCTCGTTACAAGCATCTGTCATGTGACCACGCTGCATACATCGCTTACACACCATAGATTGAGCTAAAGGACAAACATCA